TGAATATCTCGATATACAAATAAGACAAATCCAACGCGGAAATCAAAGAACGGCCAAAAAAGTAATTCCATTTATGAGATAATGTCAAAAACAATAGTAAAAAAAAGATACCTGAGAAAACGGAAAAAAGTTAGCGGAAATTCTGCCGCATTACACGCAAATTATGCAAATTTTACGAATTCTCTTTCAAATGGTAGATCCGCGTATAGTTCTGCTGATAATACACAGGATTTAAAATATTGGTCTCCCTCAAAAAACAATCCTGATAAGGAAATTTCATCCTCGATTAATAATCTCCGGTACCGTTCAAGAGATTTATATAAAAATTCAACATTCGGGAGATCCGCTCTTAGTACATTATCAAACAATGTTATTGGTGGTGGTCTGAAATTGCAGCCTGCAATAAATCGTGAATATATACAAAAAAAAGTAAATCTTTCTGATGACGCCATTGATGAAATTGAGGATGAAATTGAATTTCATTTTAATAATTGGGCAAAATCAAAAGAAAGTGACGCCGAAGGAAAACAGAATTTTTATGAAATACAATGGCTATCCCATCTTTCTAGGCTAATGTCAGGAGATGTTTTCGCTACACTTCCAATCATAGAAAGAAAAAAATTCCCATATAAATTGAAAGTTCAATTAATTGAATCTGATAGAGTAAGAAATCCTTATGGAACATATGATTCAAAAGATATGAGAATGGGTATAAAATACGGTGATTTTTCCTATCCTGAAAAATATTATATTCATAATGATTTGAGCATAAATCCTCTTAATTCTAGATTAAATGGAAATAATAAAAATTATATAGAAGTTGACGCTTTTGGCAAAAAATCCGGGAGAACAAATATTTTACATTTATTCAAAGCAGAAAGACCGGGGCAAGGTCGCGGTGTTCCACTTCTTAGCAGCGTTATTGAAACGGTAAAACATTTATCAAGATATAAAGAAGCTGAATCAACAGCAGCAATTGTACGGAGTCTTTATAATATATTTATAAAATCAAAGGATCCGGATCAATTTCCGGGAGGTACCCGTCACGGTGGATCATCTTCTGACTCTGAAGAAATTGATGACGAAATTATTCTCGGTGTCGGAGAGGTTTTTAATTTAAAACCAGATGAGGAAATATTTGAAGCAAATCCGTCAAGACCAAATCCAGCATTTGAAAGTTTTGTAAATGCACTCGCTAAAGAGATTGGAATGGCGACAGATATTCCATATGAGATATTAGTCAAACAATTTATGGCCTCATATTCCGCATCCAGGGCCGCAAAAATTGAATTTTATAAATTTGTTCTCACAGAGAGAGAAAGATTTTCAACCGGTTTTAATAATCCTATTTATGAGGAATTTTTAACATTATTAGTTCTGGAAGGGATTATTAATTTGCCAGGGTTTATAAATAACCCATTTCTGAAAATGGCATATTGTAACGCTTTTTGGATTGGTCCGTCAATGGGTCAAATCGATGAACTCAAGGAAGTCAATGCCTCAACAAAAAGGATTGATAATAATCAATCAACATATACTGCTGAAATTTCGGCAAGTTCTGGTAAAAGCTTTAAACGTGTTGCGAAAACATTAGAAAAAGAATTAAAAATAGTTGCCAATTTGAATAAAATCCGGAATTCCACAAACAATAATATAGAAGAAACACCAGCGCAACCAGAAGAAATCCCAAAAACAAACGAAATTGATGAGGAAGAATAATAATGAATTTGCAAATCAATAAATTTTTAAATCTTGGAAAACCCTGGGCGATTGCACAAAGTGAATTTTCTGAAATAGCGAATTTGAAAGAAATCGCATTGAATATGAAACCTGCTGATATTTCTGCAAAGATTGAAGAATTCAGAAAATATGATCCTCAATCAGAAAAACCTAAAATTTTAAATAAAACGGCAATTTTACCGATCCACGGTACAATTATGCGATATAATGATATTTGTGGTTGGTTCTTGGGTGGAGCAACTATTGAAAATTTACAGAATCAATTCCGTGATCTCCTTAATAATAAATTAATTGATAATATTGTTCTCGATATAAATTCCCCTGGGGGTGATATGGACGGAGTTTTTGAATTAGCAAAACTTATCTATGAATCCAGAGGTAAAAAAAATATAGTCAGTTATATTGGATTTGTCGGCGCGTCTGCAGCATATGCGATAGCGTCCGCGGCTTCGAAAATCGTAATTAATGAAAGTTCTGTTGTTGGCTCAATCGGTGTAATAATGGAATTTTATAAATCTGATGATAAAAAACCTCTTACGATAATTTCATCAATTTCCCCTAAGAAAAATTCTGATATGGAAACTGATGAGGGCAAAAAAGACGCTCAGAAATTTGTTGACGAAATGGGGCAACTTTTTGTTAAAAAAATTGCTTTACACCGAGCGGTCGAGATAGAATATGTGACAAATAATTTCGGCCAGGGCGGTGTTAGGATTGGAAACGATGCCATAACATTCAAAATGGCCGATGAAATCGATATTTTAGATAATTTAATTGAAAAATTTAATGAAAATGATTCAAACCCAGGATTTTCATTAAATAATACATCAGGTAAAAGGTCAAAATCAATGCCGAAAAATAAAAAATTCATTCACATAAATTCAAAAAAATCAAATAAGACAAAAGCAGAACTTGTAATCGTTGACGATGAGGAAGTCGATGTACCGGAAGATGCCGAGTCAGTCGATGTAATCAATAAGGAATGGATTGAAACCAATCTCCCAGATGTAGCAGAGGAATTCAGAGAGGAAGGACGCCAGGAAGAAAGGGATCGTCAGGATGAAATCGATGATGTCGATACTGATGACGTGCCTGAAGAACAGGAAGCAAAAAAAGAAGCTAAAGCAGATGGTAATATGAAAGCTTCTGATCTCGCGTTAAAAATCAATGCAGTACGAAGAAAATTAAAAACTGATAAACTCAGTAAGATTAAAAAAGATTCTGAGAAAATAGAAGGTATTCAATCAGATGCCGGCTTAAATGGAGATGGAACACCTTCAAAAAATCCATCAATCCAAGCAGCAATAAACGAAATAACAAAACGGAATAAGAAATAAAATTCATCAGTCCAGCAGTGAAATAAAAATAAAATTAAATTTCTTAAACATTAAATAATTAAAAGGAATAAAATATTATGTCAAAGTCAGCAGTTTTAAATCATGATGATCTTTTAGCGGGAAGTTTTCCTGTTGTTACCAAGGGAATAGAAATGGAAACAGATCTTCAATATAAAAGGGGCACTATCATGGCTATGGTTGATGGTACAGGACCCCTCGTTAATTATGCATCTCAAACATCTGGAATTGATGTAATATATGGTATTTTAGTTGAAGATGCTGACAGCTCCCAAGGAATACTCAGAGCGCCTGTCTACCTAACAGGGGAATTTAATAAAAATAAATTAATTCTTTTTAACCCCACAACAGGAGAAACACCTGACGATCATTTTGATGAATTTAGAGCGTTAAATATTCATTTGAAAGATTCAGTTCAGGCCAAAGAACAAGAGTTATAATTATAATTCATAGTTAGAATTTTAAAAATTTTAAATTTATTCATTGAGGATATAAAATGCCAGATAATTACGATATAAATGATTCGATTTACATGCTAGAAGTTTTAGACGAAATGCAGGACGCAAAAACATTTTTGTTAAGAATGTTTTTCCCGGAAAGCGTAGAGTATCAAAAAACAAAAGTTATTATTGATATAATCAAAGGATCAAGACGTGTTTCTCCATATGTCACTCATCGTGAGGAAGGAAATCTTGTCGAACGTGATGGTTCATATACAAACGAAATCGAAGCCCCTGCAATGAAACCAAAAATGGGGATCGATATGGTAGATCTGGATAAAAGATATCCTGGTGAAATACCTGTTAATATGGATCCGAATAATCCGAATCATCAGGAGAAATATGCACGAATTCGAGCAAAAGATTTACAGGAAATGGATAATCAAAATACAAGATCTCTTGAACTCCAAGCGTCTGAAGGTTTATTCACTGGGAAAATACAACTCTTAGATATCGAAGGTAAAAAAGTTTTGGCCGATGTCGATTTCTTGCGAAATCCTGAAAACACTATCATTACAGACGGCGATCCTGGAAAGGAAGGATGGGATAATGCGGACAGTGATCCAGATGTTCAGATTTTTAACTGGAAAGCAATCGCATTAAAAAATTCCGGAGTTCTCCCAAACACAGGTGTCCTCGGCGATACCGCAAGAAGTGCTTTGCTACAAAATGAAAAGGCTTTGAAAAAATTAGACACTCGACGTTATGATAATGGAGCGATATCTATTATCGAGAGAGAAGCAGGCGTGCAATTTATTGGAAGAATGTCAGGAGTTGATTTATGGAATTATTCCGAATGGTATGAACATCCCGTTACAGGAGATCTCACTCCAATGGTTCCCCCGGATCATTTTCTACTGGGATCAACTAATGCACAAAATAAAATTCTCTATGCTTTAATTAATCATATTGACTTGACGAAATCTGCAATTCCTCTCAAAAAATATGCAGTTACATACACGACCAAAGATCCTTCAAGAGAATATTTGCAATTATATACCAGTCCAATTGCAGCTTGCAATCAGGCAGACGCTTTTGTTGATATAAATGTGATTGAAGGTGCATAATTAAATAATTTCCTTAAAATAATATTATTTTCTGTCCTTTTACTATTTTGGTTTGTAATCTTGAATGAAATAATTAAAAATGAGATAAACAAAATAGTAAAAGGCGAATTTTCTAGAAAAATAATCTTCATTGATTCAGAAAATTTCGAATCAAAAGCCATTTTTGATCATTATTCTGAAGAATATGATCAGGAAATCGGTGCAAATATCATTTCTGAACAATCACACGCATTAATACCTCTTGATGAAATAGAAAAATTGACGGATAAAAAGGTAAAGGATGGAGATAAAGTCATTGTAAATGGAATCATATATAAATTAGATGGAAAACCAGAAATTACCCTGGTTGGAATGGCAAATATTAAATTAAAATTGCATAAATTACCATAATAAAATGCATATTAATACAAAAATAAGGAATGAAATAAAAAAGATTCTGGATAATTCGCCTGAATTCAGTAATATCCCTGTTTATAATTCAAGAATAAACCGGTTATCTGATAATTTCCCTTGTGTTTCTATTCATACAGTCGATGACACAGGCACAAAAACACCTGATGAGGGAACATATGTAAAAAAAATTGATGTATTCATCGTTTTATATGATAATGGCAAAGACGCTATTGATTTATTAGAGAATGAAAAATCAATTGACGAAAAAATCGATGATTTACGTGAAAAATTAGATAATATTTTATTGAAAAAATGGGAAACTCTCAATAAGGTAGTTTATAAACTAAATAACGTTGGTAATAAACAGGTTATAGAGGAAAATTCTGAGGAAATCATTGAAAGCGCAAGAACAAAAA